CTCCCCTACGACTTCGCCGCAGTCGCCGATGCGCTGAACCGTCACTGCGTCAATCCGGACAGTGGTCAGTTCCTGCCGCGCCCCGCTGACGTCGTGAAGATGCTCTCCGGCTCGACTCAGGACGCCGCGCTGGTCGCTTGGTCGAAAGTCGATCGCGCCGTGCGCGAAGTCGGCACCTACCGCAGCGTCGTGTTCGACGATCCGGTGATTCACCGCGTCGTGACCGACATGGGAGGTTGGGTTCCGCTCGGTGCCAAGGCCGAAGACGAATGGCCGTTCGTGCGCAATGAGTTCGTGAATCGCTATCGCGGGTACCGGATGCGCAGTGAAACCCCGGACTACCTGCCCGTGCTGATCGGCATTGCGGAAGCGGCGAACAGCAAAGCCGGTTTCGCGATTGATGCGCCCCTGCTCATCGGGAATGCCAAGGCGGCTAAAGCGGTGCTCGCCGGAGGTTCAAACAAGCCGCTGCTCGGCGTCACGCCCATGCCCGTCGAGTCGACGCGCCTTCTTCTCGAAGGTGCGCAATGACCTGGATCGGCGACCAGACCTCGGAAGAGTTGCGCGCCTTCATGCGAAAGCGCGAAACGCAATGGATCGACAGCATGACCGACGCGCTTGCGAAGCGCCTATGGACCGAGGTGAAGGCACAGGACGAGCGGATCGCTCAACTCAAAAAGGAACTCGCCCGCGCGCGAAAGGAGATCGACGCATGAAGCAAATCGTGTTCACGGTGCCAGGCGTGCCGGTGGCAAAAGGCCGCGCTAAGTCAAGTTCACGCATCGGCATGGGCGCCGGCGGCGAGCAACGTGTGTTCACGCGCCACTACACGCCGGAGAAGACGGAGCGCTACGAGAACCTCGTGCGCTTGTCTGCGACTCAGGCGATGGCCGGCGCGATGCCGCTCGAGCAGCCGATCGCCCTCACTGTGGCGATCTACCTGCCGATTCCGCAAAGCTGGTCGAAGAAGAAGCAGGAAAAGGCCCGTACCGGCCTCGTCGGCGCGACGAAGAAGCCGGACGCCGACAACGTGCTCAAGGCCTTGAAGGATGGCATGAACGGCGTGGTGTATGTCGACGACGCGCGCATCACCGATGTCACCCTGCAGAAGCGCTACGGCACTGCGCCGCGCGTTGACGTGATCGTGCGCGCGTTGGATCTGGAGGCAGCGTGATCAAGAACGATTGGCTGATGCCGGAAGTCGCGCTTCTGCGCGAGTGCTACGCCACCACGCCAACGCACGCCGAGCTGATGGCCCTGTTCCCGCGACACACGCCTGGCTCCGTGCATCGCATGGCCAAGTTGGAAGGACTATCACGCCCGCAAGCGGGTCTGGCGAAACGGCGCCCTGGGCTCGAACGCCTGCTCGCGTTGCTCAATACGCACGGCCCATTGAGCCGCGGACAGATCAGCGAGCGCCTCGGAATCTGCGACGGCGCCGCGCAGAACCTCATCCGGTCCTACCGCGAGCAACTGCGCGTTGGGGGATGGGAGCCGCCGACGCACGGTGGAAGGTGGGCGCCTAAGTGGTCGGTGGCGAACGGCTTGCCCGACGCCCCACGGCCGTTCGCCCGGCGAGGCGCGAAGACCGGCAAAAAGATGGCAAACCCGTTCGCAATCGCGGCCGGTCTGGTTTGCGCACCCGCGGCGGTACCGGGGAGGATCATCAAGCACTTGCACGACGACGAGTTGGAGGCCGCTTGAGCAAAGTCATCCTCCACATTGACGAACGCGGCAAGTTGGCCGGCCTCGACGAGAAGAACGAACGAGCCTACGCGCGCTTTCGCAACAAGATCGGCAAGCTCCGGCCGGGGCAGACGCTCTCCTTCGAATTCCGAATCCCGCGCAGCGAACGCTTTCATCGCCTGCACTTCGTGATGCTGACGGCATTCTTCAAATGCCAGGAGGTCTTTACGGACTCCGAGCGCATGCGCAAATGGCTGGAGGTCGGCGCCGGGCACTGTGATTTCGTGCCCGGGCCCGATGGCGAGCTTGTCGCCCTGCCGCGGTCGATCTCATACGAGGCACTCGACGACGCCGAGTTTCACGAGGTCCACGAGAGCGTCAAGGCGTTCCTGCGCACGCCCCACGCGTACCGCTACCTCTGGCCGCATCTGGACGACGAGCGCGGTGAGGCAATGGTCGAGTCGATCCTCTGCGAGTTCGAACAATGACCGCGCGCTTGATCTTCCCGAAAGCTCTCACCTATCGATCGGAAGCGTTGCGGCGCGCGGTTACCTCACTGCCGTGCATGAAGTGCGGCATCGAAGGGTACACACAAGCCGCGCACATGAATTTCGGCAAGGGCGGCGCGATCAAGGCGTCCGATGCGGCGCTGGCGGCTCTGTGCGCGGATCGTCCCGGCGCGCGCGGCTGTCACACCATGCTCGACCAGGGCGGCAGTCTACCGAAGGCCGAGCGACGCGCATTCGAATTCGAGATGGTGGCGAAGACCTACATCGCGCTCGCCGAGCGCGGAATGCTGGAGGTGCGTCGATGATTCGCTGGCTGAAACGGCTGTTCACTCGACGCATGGCGCCTCCGGACATATTCGTTTCTGGCAACGAGGTCATTGGCGGCAGCGACTGGATACCTGCGATTCAGATCTATCCCGATCGACGTCACGTTGCCAGCGACGGTACTTGCGAGTCGCAACCGAGGTGCGTGATGACCGATTGGGACGTGGCGCAGGAGTTCGAGCAGTCAGAACCGGAGCCAGGCCGCATCGAGTACCGATTCTTGGGCGTGACTGGCGAGGAGGATTCATGACATTGATCGAGTTGAAGAGTCACCTCCAATCGTGTCCGGGACTTGCCGGCGCGACGCGTGCTTCGTGGAAAGGAAGTGCCTATGTCACGCTCGGTTCGAAAAATGGGTGGATGTACTTGGTGGTCGGCGACCAACCAATCCTGTTTGGCGTCACCTTCGAAGATGCGATGGCCGATGACTGGGAGCCCGTGTGACGCGCCGCCACGTCGAACGCTACGGCGATCCGCGCCACGAACGCACGAAAGACCCTCTCGAAATTCTCATCGCACGCGAGCGCGGCACCTGCAAGGGTTGCCGGCTCATTCTCAAATCACCCTTTGGCGGCCCCGAAGTCGCCTGCAAGAAACGGATGCGCCCTGCCGCGCTGCGCATCGAAGAAACAAAGCGCTGCATGCTCTACACCCTCGAGGAAGCGAAATGAACGCGATATTTGAAAATACTGGCCAAGCGCTAGACGTGTGCTTCCTTATCAACGGCCTGGAGCCGACGCAAAAAAATTCCGAACGAATCGCGCTTATCCGTATTCTTGAGGCCGTCCCACGTCTCACGAAACAACAGCGGGCATGGTTGGAGCAACTCGTCGGCACCCGGTCTGAGACGGTGCATTTTGATGAGATGACGTCGATGGAAATTCGCGGACAGGCGGCGCTCGTGGTTGACCTTGTGCGCAATCAGTTGCACCCCGCGGAAAGCGCAGCGATCATCGGCTCTTACACCAGGAAGATGGTCGAGAAAAGCAACGCCGTTAGGTACCTGTCGGAATATGTGAAGCCGGAATTGACCGGGCGCGACAGATTGATCGCTGACTATGCCGTGCTTCGCAGTCTACCAATGCGGAAGAGCGAAACGTACAAGCCGCGCGCGCCGGAAACGATATTGAAGGCCCTTGATTTGAAGCCGAAGGAAGCCGCCGCGCATGTGCGCGAGATGAAAAAACGCATCACCCCTTTGCGGATGCGCGGCGAGGCAAACCTGGAAGATATTTTTCGGCGCGATGGACTCGTCGCCGATGGTGAGATCGCCTATGCCTGACGATGATGAATTCTGCGGTTTGAGCGATGACGATCAATTTTCGGTGAACTACATACTGGACACCGCTACCAATGGCAGGCCTAGATCGGTCAAGCCGCGGCGCGGACCATACAAAGACAAGTATCAGGAGCGCGCGCGTCAGCGAGCCGAAGAAGCGGCCGCTAATGTGTTGCGCCATCGCATCCAAGATAACGAGAAAAAATTCCCTGAGATCTTCGCTGTTGTCCGATCCCCTGACTTCCTCCATTGGTACGAAGCAGTCATGGATCGGCCTTGGGATAGCTTTTATGAGACCGACATCAATGAAATGCGATACCAGGTCATCCACGCCTCCGACATGGAGCGTGAGAAAAGAATCGGAGAAAAGGAGCGCCTTGCGCTGCGAGATGAATTGCTCGGGGAAACTGACCCGATCAAGCGCCGTCGACTGATGCTCAGGATGGCCACGCCGCCATGGGCGGATTTCAAGAAGATCGCCGAGATCTATCGCGAGCGAGATAGGTTGACGGCCGAGACGGGAGTCGCGCACCACGTCGACCACATCATCCCGATCCAGGGCAAGTACGTATGCGGCCTGCATTGCGAGTTCAATCTCAGGCCCATCCCTGCGGCAGAGAATTTGAGCAAGAGCAACCGGTTCTTTGACACAGACGAAAATTTGATATAGATTTGCGATATTCGCCAGAGGTACCTCTAAAGCCCGCCCGGTCACGCCGCGCGGGCTTTTTGCATTCGGAGACCGAAATGCTCGTCGAGACGCTCTCCGAAACCGAGCAGGCGAAGCTGACCGAATGGACTCGCGTCGCCTTCGATGAGGCCGTTGCCGCTGGCTACATCGTCCCGCCTTGGCGTCCAACGGCCCACGCATATGAAACGATGCACGGCTACTTCAAAGCCGGCCTGACGCCCGCCGATGCCGCGCAAGCGATGTTCGCGACGCGACACTAATCCAGAACCCCCAGCAAACCCGCAGACTGCCGGCATGGCTGGCCAAGCGCGCCCATGCGGCGAACGGGTTGGCGGACTCGCTGATGGTTTTGGTCACGCAGCGTGCGCGTGATGCCGGATCTCTTCAATTTTCTCGACGCCGATCTTTTCCTTCGCCATGTCGGTGTCGTAGTGCGTCTGCAGGTTCATCCAGCTTTGCGGATCGGTATCGAAGAATGCCCCGAGCCGCACGGCCGTATCGGCCGTGATCGAGCGCTCACCCTTGACGATCTCATTGATGCGACGCGCGGGTACGCCAATCGCCTTGGCGAGCGCGTATTGCGTGATGCCCATTGGTTCAAGCCAGTCCAGCGCCAGGATCTCTCCCGGCGTGGCCAGCGCAATTTCTCGTGTCATGCCTAGCTCCATGGCCCGTGCGGGGGCCTCAATAACTGACACCCTGAGCATTGCTCAGTGGTAGTCGACGATCTCAACGTCCGTTGCGTTGCCGCTCGCGAACCTGAAGCAGATGCGCCACTGATCGTTGATCCGGATGCTGTATTGCCCCATCCGGTCGCCCTTCAGCGCTTCGAGCCGATTGTTCGGCGGGATGCGCAGGAAGTTCAGGTCAGCAGCAGCGTGCAACTGCTGGAGTTTGCGAATCGCCACTCGCTCGATGTTGGCGAACCGGGCAACCCGGGTGCCTTCGAAGAGCGTCTGAGTGTCGCGGCAGTTGAACGATGTGATCATGGAACACATAGTAACGCATCGCGTTATTAACGTCAAGCGTTACTAACGGGGTCTCCTCCAGCGATGAGAATCGCAGGATTCGCCCGGCCGCGCGCCGGGCTCTTTGTATTGCATGGGTAGGCCGTGAGAGCCCTCACATCCACGGCAGCCGCCGACGTAGCGTAAGCCCTGTTTTACCCGCCGGCCACGCGGGGTTTTCGGGGAGACGGGCGGCCGGCAACCTCTATCAAACAAGGATGGCGATGGACAACCAGCACAAACAGATCAAAGGCTATCGGGATCTTTCGCAAGATGAGATCGACGCGATGAACGCGGTCAAGGCGAAGGCCGAAGAGGTCGGCGTCCTGATCCAAGCGCTCGAGGCGATGCCGGGCACGGACAAGCGGTGGGTGGCCATCGCCAAGACCGATCTGCAAAAGGGCTTCATGTCGGCGGTGCGCTCGATCGCTCAGCCCACGACGTTCTGACCGGCGGAAGTAGATGAGCGCGGGGCCGAGCCCAACAAACAACGGTATCCCGCGCATACACAACTCACTCCTGGTGACGGATCTGGTCGTATAGGTGGTTGAACAGAGTCGCGAGGTATTTGGCGTCCGCTGCGCCGTGCGATTCGGCGCGAGATTCCGAAGTTGCGCCGATTAGCTTAATAGCGCCGCCATCCAGCGCCGCTTTGGCGAGCGCTACTGCTGTTTCAATGGCTTCGTCTCCTAACAGCTTTCCCATCAGGTTTTCTCCTTGTTTGGACCGGACGATCCGGCCGAGTGATTTTACTGCCGCATTGGTCGCGGCATTCCGACTGGCCACATCACGATATGGCAGCAAATCGTAAGGAACCCGATTGGGTGGCCATTGAGGGCGAGTACCGCGCTGGTGTCCATTCGCTGCGCGTCATCGCCGAGAAGTACGGCATCACCGAGGGTGCTATCCGCAAGAAAGCGAAGGCCAAGGGCTGGCTTCGCGATCCCGGCGCGACCAAGCGCGCGATCGTCAACGCCCACTTCGCTAGCACCGGCGACGCTGCTCAGACCGGCGGTACGCGCGATGGTACGCAATCCGGTACGCACGCGAGTACGCAGAGCGTACTCGCCACGATTGAGGATGCAGCGCAGCAGGACATCCTCGACATGGAGCGGGCGCTCCGGATCAATCGGCACTGCCTGTTGAATCTCGAAGTGGCCGCCGAGAAGTCCCAGGATCCGAAGGAAATCAAAATCATCGTCGAAGCCACGGGCGCTGCTGTAGCGTCGATCCGCAAGATCCGTGGGCTCGATGCGCCTAACTCTGCCGACGCGAAAGACATCGATGCAGCAATCGAGGCAGAACTGGCGAAACTGGAGTCCGAGCGACAAGCTGGCGCTCCTACAGACGCTTAAGGCGCGCAACCGCCTGAAGTGGAAGCCGCTACCCGGCCCTCAGTCGCAAGCATATGCGTGCCGTGC